TCTTTATAATCGATTAATGTGTTTCTTATATGTTTTTTCCCTTAACCGAGGAGAGAACTGTCTGTGACATAACTACGGGAGGGTGGTGCGGGAATACGTCCGCCTTTCATTTTACGAATACGGGCCATGTGTGCCTTGGCGGCGGCTGATCCCTTCTTCAGTCTGCCGCCCTTCATTTTCTCCTCTTCTTCTTCGCTGTCGCTGTCCATTCCAGCACCCACCAGCTTAGGTGTCATATGTCTATCTATTTCTATTTTTTTGTCTCCAATCCTATCCATTCGTTCTTTCAAGCGTTGTCCCCCTGTTTTGTCAATTCCTGCGATCGCTTGTTCAGTCGCTCGCCCCGCTGCGATCGCTTGTTCAGTCGCTCGCCCCGCTGCTCGCCCCGCTGCTCGCCCAACTACTTCAGTCGCTCGCCCTAGATCGTCAAAAAAACCACCCGCATAAAGACCATGGCCTGCGTAAAGACCGCTACCACACGGCACCTGTACTCGTGCGTGGATTTGATTGAAAGATTGGGGTGTTCTAAAAAAACGTTCGCTTAACTGAGACGGGTGTACGTTTCGACTTATCATTACTTTATCATGAGATTTTATTTCACCCCCTTGCATAATTACGTCCGCTTTACCTCCTATATCAGTGACTGTATTCATTGCTTTTCGAAGTGAAGGGAAACCGTCTAAGATCTTATTTACATTTTGACCAATAAAGTCATGGGTCGCTTGGCTGCTTATTCCGTTTGCGTCTAAAATAAACTCGATAAAGTTACCACAGTTGTTATGTTTCGCATTGTACAAAAAGAAATCGTTATCTCCTACTTTCTTCCGTGTCTTCTCTAAGAAATCGCCAAAGGTAGTATCGGGCGTAGAAATAGAAAGAACTTGTTCCTCTTTGTGCTTGGTGGGATTTTCTTCTAGATTAACCACTGCGTTTTTTTCGACCTTGATTGTTTTACCATTGGATAGTTTTACCCACATGCTAATGTGAAACAGTTTATCTTTGGGTTCGGTCTGTAAACGTTTCTCTACTTCTCCGCCAGTCCATGTATTGATAATTTGATAAATAACTTGGCTTAACGCTTTACGGTGGAGTTCTACATGCTCAATTTTTGCGTCTTGGTTTGCTTCCAAGACTTTCTTGGCTTTTGGGGGGTATTCGTCATATCGCCCATGGATCACATGCTCGACAAACTTCTTGCCTTTTTCAAACTTCTCTTTTACATGGCTTACTAAATTCTTTCCTTTCTTTTTTAGCGTATTAAACAATCCACCCGCACTTGGCTCGTTGTCGTCTTCATTGCTATCGTATGCGTCCTCCGCTTGAACGAGTGCGTCCTCGGCCAAGACTAAACCTAATCCCTTGATTGTTTTCTGGTCTCTTTTATTAAACTGACACATACACGGCATGGGTTCCGCTCCTGCTGGTTTTTTCTTCTTCATTTCTTTTTCTAAATCTTTCACAATCTTCCAGCCACGCTTTGTCTTGACGATAAATAGATCTTTCCTATGCTTATGTGTCATATATGATTAACAGATATATTTATTGCGGGGTTAATACTTGAGTAAAGCCTTTTCGAAACCTCTCGAACGGTTCCGCTTCTAAGTCCAGAAGCAAGGGTGAGAACTTCTCGGCGGTTGCTGTCTCGTACAATTTTATCAGTTGCTCTTTTGTGACCCCTAGTCCAAACTCTGACAAGATCATGTTGACTTCCCGTTGTCCCGAGAGTTTCAAGATTACCATGTATGAACAATTATTACGAATGACTTTAGGGATACGGTAGTAGGACTGAGACAAATAAATGACGGAACAGTTCAGTTTACGGGCTCGAATATAGTAATTCTCTATCATGGATTGATCCTTGGCTAAAACCATATCGTCGATACAGACAAGGTGATTGACCGCTTTGTCCATTTTATCCAGTTGGGGGAGATTATGAAGTCCTTCTTTAATCTGGATCTGGTCGCTTTTACCAGAAAGAAAATTATAGAGGGGTTCGTCCTTGTTTCGGGTAACAATGGTAATGTCCGCAAAGGTCCCCTTTCCTTTCGAAAATAAATGGATCAGGTTCACTAGGAAATTTGTCTTCCCGCTGCCTGAGGGAGCCACTACACACATACGAAGGGGGATTTTGAGTTTATGTAAGTTAAAGTTTGGGTTCTCGGCTTGTACCAATAAAGACTTGTCCATTTTTTCGTACCAATTCACAATTTCAGGAGCCTCTTTGACTGCTTTCTTAGGCATTTATAATTAACAGATATTTTTATTATGGTCTAAAATACAAATATAATATATATCTATTGTATAATGAGTGCTTATGATCCACCTTTGGAGAATGTGCCTATCTTTGACGCTGGCTTATTTACACCAGATACGGGCGGCGGTTTGTCTCAAGCACAAGCGAACGCCCTTTATCTTAGAAAGACTGTACCTGATACAGCCACCGCACTTGAAACCTTTACCGCTGGGATCGTTACGCCTTCGGTGACTTCGACTGGAGCACTCAATATTGTTGTTCCTGCTGCTGTTTCAACGGATACTTTAAACGTGGGTGTTGTCACTCGTGGGATATCGGGGCAAATCCACCATTACAGCGACGGCGACAACTGTGTAGCGGGTGCGGGTGTTCATATCAATAATGGAATAAACAATGGGTCCAATACAAACGTCATGAATGGAACCAATACAACAGGCCAATTAAATCTCATGACAGGTGGAAATGCGACAGGAACTGTAAATATTATGACGGCGGCGTCCTCAGGAAATGTAAATATCAAGACAGGAAATAACTCAACTGGAACAATTGCGATAGGACAGCAAAATGCTACATCTTTTACAACCACTACGATAGACGGAGATGTAAACATAGCAAGTCAAACAGGAGCAGATAACACAATTAATATAGGCAAATATGGTGGTATTGGATTTGTTACAACCACAAATATAGATGGAAATGTGAATATAGGATTGACAGGAGGAGAGATCAACGCTCAGAACTTAATCGCTTATACTTTGACTACAGACACTATTTTCGGACCAACCACCGACGCATTTATGGAAATAGGAAGAGATATCACCACAGGTCCCGCAGTGGGCAATCTAGCCATAGCCATAGGTCAGGAGTTAACGACGGGTAAGGTTGAAATCGGTAAAAATCAAACCACGGGAACAATCGCATTAGGATCAGCGACGACCGTTGTTTCTACTGCTGGTAAACTACAAACACAATTTATTCGTGCACCTACAACAGCAGGTATAACTTATATCAATGACGACGCTACGGGAGGTGGTGGAACTGTATTAGGTTCTACTGGAACGAGAACTAAAATAGCGGGAATACTAGAAACCTCCAGCATACGAACACCAGCAACAAACGGATCACTCGCAATCGCAGGAGATCAGACCTCAGGAGGAACGGTTAATATAGGAACAGTGTTTACGACAACGACCTTCAGTGGACCCGTTCAAGCAACAGGTTTAATTGGATTTGCGAAGACTGGCTCAGTCAACACCTTTACAGAAACAAATACCTTCACGAATGCGACCGCAGGGATCAAAGTGAATAAAATAACTTCTGACGGAACAGCGTCGTCACTCACTATCGCAGGAGATCAGACCGCTGGTGGAACTGTTGCGATAGGTTCAGCGTCTACCGTAACGACCATGAATGGAGCGACAACCGTTTTAGGAACAACCAATATCAACGCGACGGGTGGAGCAAATACAACGATCGGCACCGTTGTAACAGGGACAACCACCCTAAGAGGATCAACAGTCGACATAACATGTTCAACTCTCAATCTAACAGGAGGGACGACCGTTGTAGGAACTACCAACATTAATACAACTGGTGCACAAAGCACAGCGATCGGGAATACTACAGGAACATTGACCTCAAATGGGTCAGTGATCAAACAAATCACGCCATTATTAGGAAGTGGAACAGTAGAAGTAGTCTATGGAAACGCTAATAATGTGACATCCTTGTCGACCACTTTTAACCGTAAACGAACCGTAGACGGAGGAGGTGGTTCATTAAACGCTATTGATTGTTATACAATCGCGAATGCTACACAAACATTTACTTCGCAATACTTTGAAATCATCATATCTGGTTCAAATCTAAACTATGGTGGATACAGCTATAAAGGTTGTTTTTCAATTTACAATCCTAATGGAATACCTACCCCTTCTTCTGTGACTACGCTCTATTCTGCGAATGGAATACCTACCGTCACGCTTGTAGTATCTGGAACAAATACAACCGTAAGAGTTCAGACCAATTTGGGAGGGTCTACTAATCAAAACTTTATGACAACCCTAATCGGTTATCCTACTTTACAAGATAATGATACTCTTTTGGATTTTGCGATCACTGCTATTTAAAATTCTCTTTCTATAATATATGTCAAATCCTACGACCATCCAACTCAAAGGAAATGTGGAACTCTGTGATGATGCTTCAACTGCGTTGACGATTAAGAAACCGATTACACCCTCTTATACCTATCCTCCCTCAACAAATACTATGATTGGATTTCAGACCAAACCTACTATAACATGGTCTACGAGTGCGTTTTCGTCAATCGCAACGTCAGTCTCTCTACCTATCGGCAATTATATGATTATGTATACAGTTACACTAACGGGAACATTTGTTCCTAACTTTCTTTATTTAGGTGGAAGTGTATTTTCAACTGTATTAGACCAATGGAGAACTCCGTTTGTCGCTTCCGTTGTGTCCTCAGGATATACTATGATCAATGGAGGTTTGCCTTTTTACAATGAAGCAGAAAGAACAATCTCTCTAATTGTATATGAAGCAAACGCTTACACTTTAGTAAATGGACAATTTATCATTATGAGACTATCTTAATTTCTAAACCTATAATATATGGAAACTGTTTGTGAATCCGTTTGTTGTGAACCCGTTTGCTGTGAAGTAAAACCTAAAGTTGGAACTCAAATATATGATTATGGAGATACGAATATTATGTCTCAACAGATTACGACCAATGTTATACTCTTGAATGGCGAGGACTTGTCTCAACTTCTTCAATCACTTAGCGATAGGATTAAAGCATTAGAGGTTACACCTGTTCCTCTTCTAAAGGTGTCTGAACTTCTAGACGAGACGGCACCCGTTTAATGGAGGGTTCAGATGAATTACAATCATAGCCATCTGGAACCGTAGCCAATAGATCCGCTTTCATTCGTTTCGATAATAGAGTAGATGTCTCAGTTAAAGACTGATACTGACCATATTTATTATCTAAATAAGACTTGGGTTCTTCTGTTCTATGTTCCCGTGATAGAGTGAGACATTTGTAGATCTCAATACCTAGACTATAGTAGTCCCTAGATAATGCAATTTCCTGATCCATGGCCGTTTGTATACCTAAATACATTTCAACACTACTAATCACAGCTATACCAAACCCAAGGAGACAAGTCAATCCAGAGATCGCTTCTTGCGGCATGATAGGTTGTAAACCAACCGAAGCGGACGCCGTGATTGAGGATAAGACAATGATGGGTATCCTGAAGTATTTACCGAAAGACTTGAAATGATAAAACCGCTTCCTATGATACTCTGACAGGTTGACCGCATTGATACGTAGGTTTTCTAAGATCTGCTCAATATCTTGACAGTCTTCCCAGCTCATTATAATAGCGAATTATTAAAAATAAAATCTTTATCTATATCAATGGAGGATTGTTTAGATAAAGAGTTTTCTTTGAAATTCTGCATGGCTCATAATCCTAGCCCGAAGCGTTGCGAAATCCTACTGAAAGATTTGTCCGCATGTTATGCGAAATTCCTGTTATAAAAAATAGGGTTGAGGAAAAAACAACAGTTCGTCCAAAGTTAACCGCTTGCGTATGGGTCGACGTTTTAGGGTCTTGTGAACTCTAGGGTACATTAGTTTAACAAGAGAAATTAAAATCTCATGCTTAATTATATATGAGTCTAACAGATATGCAGATCCGCGATTTGGCTGTACGTATGGACGTACCCTTAGTCTTCTGTGGCTTTAAAAGTGAATTGGCCGAGGAGAAGCTACGATACAACAAAGCCTATATTATCAATATGGAAGACGAGTTCGACGAGAAGGGTGAGAGGAACAGTGGATCTCATTATACTTGCTTTCAAGTGAATAAATATCCTAATGGAAAAACGGAGGGTGTTTATTTCGACAGTTTTGGGCAACCTCCACCCCTTGCCGTGGAGAGTTTTGCGGGAAAGTTGCCGTACTGTGATAAAGATATTCAGTCACTCATGAATTCAGCTTGTGGGTGGTATTGCTTGGCCTTCCTCCACTTTATCAATGCTAGCCCTCATAGGTCATGTCACCTGTATACGGACGCGGGGGCTTTTACGGACATGTTCGACGACCTGAGTAAATCATGTGATCACCTAAAAAATGAGTACATACTTAAACATTTCTTTCGTTCGAATGATCCAGAACACCGCCGAACGCACCCCGTGGATCTCAAGGGGGTCGGCGTAGACCCTAATAGCATTTCGGGCGAGAATTCAGACAAAAAAACAAGTTGTTAATGTAGTTTTTTAATTTGCTCATACCATAGGACTAATCGATTATAAAAAGATTGTGATTGCTTATATAGGTATTCACCCAACTTTGAAAACACTCCAATCCACATTATATTGTCTCGAGATAATATAATGTAACTTTAGACGGCAACCCAATATTTTGAATTAGGTCTGTATTTTAATCTGTAGTAATATTATATGCCTAATAAATGGACCGAACATGTCAAACAATGGGCTAAAGACCATGGTTCTACTTATGGTTGTTCTATTAGTGACCCAGAATGTAAGAGAGAATATGCTTTGAAATATCCAAAGGTAGTTAAAGAAAAGAAAGCTGAACCTACAAAAGCAAAGTTTAATCAAATGAAAAAGGTTCAAGAAAGGCGGTATGAAGAAATGGAAAAAATGGGTATGGCCAGTGAAGATAAACCCGCTCCTGGACTCAAGTCCAGACGAAAAATGCCTAAACCTAAACCCCGTGATCGTAAGCGTCAAATGGAAATGGAACAAATGGGAGCGGAAGACTTTGACGCACCTAAGCCTAAGCGAAAAATGCCTAAACCTAAACCCCGTGATCGTAAGCGTCAAATGGAAATGGAACAAATGGGAGCGGAAGACTTTGACGCACCTAAGCCCAAGCGTCAAATGGAAATGGAACAAATGGGAGCGGAAGACTTTGACGCACCCAAACCCAAGCCCAAACGGAAGCCCCGAGCCCCTCCCAAAGGGATTACAGCAAAACAAGAAGAACACAATCATAAGGTGTCTATGTTTGCTCAGTACTTTCCAGAAGACGAAGCCTTTATCGAAGAAAATGTAGACAAGCCAAAATCACAGCTAAAACTTCTTGCTAAGAAATACGACGTTGACCCTAAAGAAGAGTTTCCGTTTATGGCGATCTTGAAAGCCCGAAAACGCAACCCCGAAATGAAGGGTAAGGGGATCATGGCCATGAATACGGTCGAGGACGCGAATGGTTTAACGCATGTTTACCCTTTGTCTCGTGGCCGCATTCTTCAAATGTGTCGAGAATAAATATTATCTTATATATAATGACCGCCTGGACAGACCATGTAAAGGCTTTTGCGAAGAAACACAAGATTGGGTATATGTGCGCAATTTCTATGCCCGAGTGTAGTGCTTCGTATAAAGGCAAATCTACGCCTAAGGCTAAGCCTAAGGCTAAGCCTGTCGACGACGAAGCCGCCATTCGCCAAATGATTGAGGACGCGAGACAAGCCATTGAGGAGGCAGAAGCAGACTCAGAACAAGATCCCGTTGGATTTCGTGCCTTTAAAAAGAAAATGGAAAAGGTAATTGAAGAAGGGTTAAAGTCTTTGGCTGAGCCTTATTCGCCTAAACCTAAAAAAGTTTATCTTTTAAAGGCACCCAAGCCCAAGAAGCCCAAGAAGCCCAAGAAGCCCAAAACCAAAGACATGTATCGTTTAACCGATAGGGAATACACCGTATCGAACATTATGAAGGCAGAAATAGAAGAAGAAATTGAAGACCAACACAAATATATGCCTAAGGAGATTGTCATTACAGAAAGCGAATTAGAAGAAGCGATACGAACAATGAACCTTTTTACAGATTTTCATTTGAAAAGAGCCGATCTAACTGAAAAAAAATTACTTCAAGCATTAAAAGGATTTTTAGCAAATTATTATGATGAAGGCACAGACGAAGACGCTCATATATCGGCTTTTGTGTGGGATATATTATTAAAATATTGGCAAAAATTGGGGCTGTATACACCAAAAAAATATAAAGATGGTAGATTTAATTACCCGACCGTTCCTTATAATGTGGCTACCGACAAGGAAAAAAAGGAATGGACTGGGACAAACCCAAAAGAAGAAAAAAAGAAAATGGAAAAGGAAAGAAAGAGGCAAGACATTCAAGCCAAAAAAGAAATGTTGGCAGAAGAAGAACAGATCCGTAAAGAAGCCGAATTAAGAGAAAAAGAGTATGAGAAGCCTGTATACACAGGTCGAGAGAAGCAGTTACATGCTATGCCTTCCCACAAATTGGAAGATATGATCATGGATTACCAGATTAAATCTGGTTCTTCTAAGGTTGCTATGATTGACGCTATTTTAAAGCATGAGGCCAAGGCTGAGGAAATCCCAGGCAAGGCTGAGGAAATGGTAGACATGCCGTACAAGCCCAAAATGACCCGTGAAATGCGTTTTCAAATGGAGAAAGCCCTGAGGGAGGGGACGAAACATTTGCCCCCTCTTCGAACGAAGCGAGAGGATGAGCTTATTGCTCAACAAGTCCCCGCCTTGAAGCAAATCTTAAAAGGTCTCAAAGAAAAGACCACGGGGCTTAAACGCCAGGACATGATCGACCTTATCCTTAAACGCGAGGGGCTTGTGAAAGGGGCCGTGTTTGACGACATGGGCTATTACAAAGACCTTGTAGAACAGTACAAAATCAGAGAGAACAATCGTTTTTTACTTAATGGGGCTACTTTGAAGGGGATGCGTGAGCTCGTTGCTGGTTTAAGAGACAAGCTGAAAGAAGCGAAACAATCAGGCGATCGGCGGAAAGTTTCTAATCTAAAAACATTAATAGACCGATACACAGAGGAAGTGCGTGTACTAGAACGAACTTCAAAAAGGGACCAATATATCATAAGCAAGCTTAAAAAATAAACGGTGTATAATGCTTGCCTTCTATGTCGGCTTTCCAATCGTATATAGAGAAAAAGAATATAAATAATATTAGTCTATAGTATAGAATGGACGCCGAAGCGAAAGAAAACAAAACCGCAGACAAGAAAGCATACATGCGTGAGTACATGAAGGCTCGGTATCACGCCAACCTCGAAGGATCACGGGCTTATACCAAGAGTCTCAAAGCCAAAAAGAAAGGCCAGGTCACAGAGGAGGAGTTTAAACACTACGGTCGTCACCTTGCGAATGTGCTTAAGCTGAGGCAATTGAAACAAGAATTACCACCTGAGATTTTTGAACAAGTTATGGCCGAACAGCCACCCCCCGAAGTTTAGGGAGTTTTTAGGGGTTATATCGTTTTTCTACAATTAAGGGAAAAACAATATAAAAAAATATCCATACAGTATATAATGAAGTTTACTGAAAAGGTTGATATCCGTTCTGTCCGTTGGTTATTGGCGAACTTGTCGCCCGAGTTTATCCAATCTCACCTTGGTGAGGAAAAGGGCGAAACATTCAATTTTACCTATGTGAAACGTATTCTTCAAAGCTATGATAAACATAACGGGACCGTGGAGGTGGCGTATGCTAAAAAAGATAAGTTCGGTATCTTGCGAGACTATGGTCAAGGCATCCAGGCCCTCCCGAGCAAGTTCAGGGGCTTGATCTGTAAAAATATGACTGACGTAGATATGGTGAATGCTCACCCTACTATTATTTTAAACTTGTGTAAAAAATACAATGTGCCGTGTCTGTACCTCGAAGAGTATGTCAAAAATCGCAAAGAAGTTATTGCCCGCGGTGATTGTTCTAAATTGGATATCATTATCAGTATGAATAAACGTCAACCACTCAAAGGAAACATTAGCATGTGGTTGAAAGCGTTCGACATAGAAATGAAACAGATCCAACAACGATTTTATAAAATGCCCGAATACGAGAAACAGAAAGCACTGGCTGAGACAAACCCTAAAAACAAGGAAGGAGCTTTTATGTCTCACTTGGCGACTTCCTATGAAGTGATTATCTTAAATGCTGTCTTGCCTGTGGATCATGTGGCGTGTCTTATGTTCGACGGGTTCATGTCATATGAAAAACCAGATCTTCAGGCATTGTCTCAAGCGGCTTCTTCTGTTGGCTTTGACATTCAATTTTCGTATAAATCACATGACCATTCCCTTGTGGTACCCGAGGATTGGAAAAACGAAGACAACCAAGACACTTTATATGCTACCCTGAAAGAGAAATATGAAAAGGAATATCGTCTTTCTTATATTGAGGAAACCGTGAACTATTCTTATAAAATTGGGGATAAGTTGTGTTTTTTTAATCATGGCGATTGTTCCCAGCATTTCAACAATGTCTTAGTAGGCAAACAGTCCTTTTTTAGCTTATGGAATAAGGACCCTTCCAAACAAACGTATCGATCTGTAGGAGTATACGCTCATGACGTCTCCTGTCCTGACGGTGTACTGAACCTGTGGATGGGCTACGCCGTGGAGAAACTCCCAGAGAGTGACGCCGACATTTCACCCATGCTCAATCACATACAGGCTTTATTTGGTACAGACTCCGATTTTATTCTGGATTGGTTCGCAAATATGTTTCAGTTTCCAAGTAATCAAACCCTGCTCCTTGTGTTACAGGGTGAGGAAGGGTGTGGTAAATCCGTCATTCTTGACTTTATGACCCATATCTTGGGGAAGCATGTATCGATTGAAATACAAGACGTAAAAGAGAACTTATTCGGGCGGTTTAATGGTCACTTGGCGGGCAAAGTCCTTTTGAATATCAACGAGACCGATCGGCGGGAAATGGCCCCCTTTATTGAAAAGCTAAAAACGATCATTACTTCCCCCACGATTACCATAGAAGAGAAGGGACAGAAGAAGTACGTGGAAGACAATCACGCTCACCTGTGTATGACGATTAATCCCGAGAATGTTTTACCCATTAAGGAAGGAAGCCGTCGGTTCTTTTATTCTCGTGCTAGTAGTCTGTATATTGGTAACACGGAGTATTTTAATGAGTTGTTTGCTTTTATCGAGCGACCTAAAAATCAACGGGCCTTTTATCAGTTTCTCATGGCTCGGCCTGTAAAACGACAACTGACTATTAAAGACATTCCTGATAGTTTGGTCATGAAAGAACTGTATGAGCTAAATCGTGATCCCGCCGAGGACTTCGCCACGGAGTTCATGGGTGAGCATACTGCTATCGATACGTACACCATGTATAGGCAGTTTCTTCAAAAGAATGGGCTACAGTTCGAAATCAGTCGCAAGTGTTTCGAAATGAAGTTTTCAAAATGTATAGAGAAGTACCAGATCGAAAGCAAACGTAAGACGATCGACGGTGTGAAACATACCTTTTACAGTAAATCCGCCCCCTTGGGTTAGAATGGATATACACCCCCTCTCCTGGACAGACCTAGTGTGTCCACTTTTGAGGGTGTGTCTTGGGCGTGTCCACTTTTGGCTTTTTTTGTGGCTTACCTGTAATGCTCTCCTATCTATCTATATATATATATATTATTATCAAAGGACACACCTGACACACCTTTTTGTAAAAAAATCGGTGGAGGGTAGGCTCATTTATTTTAACTTTTTTTATCAATAGTATAATCATTATTCTATAGCTCTAGTCGTGGACTGCGTGTCTGGTGTCCTGTGTCCAGAGGGTAGGTATATCCATTTTAACACAAGGGGTGCGAAAGTATATAAACAGTCAACCCATAATAGAGTACATGGAAGATTTTAGTAAATGGTTTCATAGCACCTATGAAATCATTGGAGAACCAAAAATAATAAGCCTTCGTACTATCCGTATGGCGTATAAATGTCACTGCGTACCTTTGTACAAAAATACAAAAGAGTATGCAAAACATACAACCTACAAAAGGTTGAAAGAGAATATACAAGAGTATGAGCCCGAGATCTACAATAAGTATTTTAAAATGGGAACATGAAGCATAATGACCCACATACGTCGACGGGACGGCAAGAGTGATTGGTATTAAAGATCTAGTCCCCATAATTTGTCTAGCTTCTTTTCAGTCCCTCGGTTCAAGTTCATGACCCTCATGGTCATATCAAATAATTCTCGTTTTTCTTCCTTGTCTCGTTTGGTCAGCGTGGGCATAGTATCAAGGCGGTTCATGCCCGCGTCGAACCTTTCCAGACGGGCAAGGTACATATCGCAAAGGTCAAACCACATGTCGCTCATTCTATATATACATAAGGGATTTCTTTATATTGTTTTTTCCCTTAACTCCCTTAATTAAATCTTGCCGAGTTGGTAGTTAGGCATTTCTGTGTATTTCTGTGTATTTCTGTGTTATTCCTTTCTGTGTTATTCTGTGTTATTCTGTGTTATTCTGTGCTTTTCCTTTCTGTGTTATTCTGTGTTATTCTGTGTTATTCTGTGCTTTTCCTTTCTGTGTTATTCTGTGTTATTCTGTGTTATTCTGTGTTATTCCTTTCTGTGTTATTCTGTGTTATTCTGTGTTATTCCTTTCTGTGTTATTCTGTGTTATTCTGTGTTATTCTGTGCTTTTCCCTCAGTCCATAGATTGTTGGGTACGTTTGGCACCTCTGGTTAGGCTTGTGAAGGATAAGTATTTTATCGGGGGAAAAATAATAACGTGTCTTGTATAGATCCACGATCTCGTCCTCCCGCATGGATCGCTCTGTCTCGGTCGCTTCCGCACGGGTCCTCACAGTACACCTCATAACAACCCCTCGACGACCGTGTGAGACAATAAAACCCCCCATGTTTGAATAAATCATTAAGCTACTTTAAACTTTCCCTTTAACTTTATTTCGTCTAGAATATAGAAATTAATATCTTTAGTAATTATATAATGCCTTTTAGAAAAGAAGATTGGAATGAGGAGACTGCGACCCGTATGAACGTGATTATCATGAAGCAACTCGGCAGACCACCCCTGACCCGTTTCTATACTTTACCCCAAGCCTTGAAGACCAAACATACCCGTCTACTCAATGAGTATATTTCTACCTTAGGCGACGACTGGGAGGAGAAGTTACTGACTGACTTTAATACCATTGTCAACGAGGAGATCTTGACGGAAGATTTCGACCCGTCACGAGAGTTTGTCAAGGACTGTAATACGGAGAAGCAGCTGATCTTATCTCCCGAACAGGAAGCTTGGATAAAGGAAGAGACCGAGGCAGGTCGACCACCTAAGATCATTTAGTTCATATTTATTATCTTTTGTAATAGTATAACATGAACCCACCCTGTAAGAACCCCCTTGACGCGGCTAAGTATCGCGAGCAGTACCTCTCGAACCTTCGGCTTCAGGCGTCCAACGACCAGCGAAACCTTAATGCGAACCAAATCTTTAAATCGACAGGACAAAACCCGCAACAGCCCCTTGATATGCGTGGAACCACTGAAAAAGCTCAAGACTTTGAAGGGGTCAAGGTCGCTCTTCGCATGAAGCTCGGCACGATTACGGACGGAGTAATTGCGTCCCAGATCATGGGCGAATTGTCTCAATCGCAAATTCAGTTTGCTTTAGATAAATGGGCGATCATTGCCGACGACATGAAGAAACAGTACGCTACGGGTGTGCCGTCGTCTGTGTTTATTGCTTATTTGAATAAATTGATTGAAAAGTATCAAACCGCCGAAGGAGTACAGCAAGGTCTTCAGCAAAATATCGGTGAAGCCATTATCATGAGCAATATTCAATTACTTTATGGATTACCTCGTGACCAGATCTGGAGCATTGTTAAAGGAGCTTTAGAACGAGCAGAAAAACAGTTTGGTCTCAATTTGGACACTATTAAACAGAATGTCAATGAACAAGAGCGTTTAATACCAACTCAAGAAGATCTTAAAGCGTTCCAAGGTTTGCCCCCTAATCTACAAGCAGATATTCAAACTCTATTAGACGAAATGTTCAAGTCTTTCCCTACCACGGACGACTTGGGTAATAGTGTAGGACAAATCAATCTTGGTTTAGCCAATCGGGACCGTCGCTTTACGACCAATGCTTTACAAAACCTCGAACAGTTGACAAAAGTCCCCCAAAGTAGTATTTTACAGGCAAGAGAAGTACGTGATATCATGAGTACTTATTTACTCCCAGCTCAGGCTCCACAAGCTGTATTTCAACCCTTGTCTCGGGAAGAGTGGGACGCTTTACCAAAAAAAAAGGATAAAGTAGATTATCTTAATCTTATTTTTGACGAGGTCCCCCTTCTTCGGGGAAGCTTTACCAAAAACGGACAAGAGAAAACAAGAGTAAAAGGAACCCGACCCATTCAACCCGCTGATTTTAATATAGCTCAGCTCAATCAACTTTTTGAAAGCACTGAAAAAGACGTGGACGACTATGTCTACCCACTCGTAGGAGGGTCTCGATCCCGCAGTTCAAGCGAGGGATCAGGTATTCACAAAATGAAAGGGACAGGGATAACCAAACCTTACCGTCAAAGCATTAAACATTTAATCGATAAACCTATAGAAAAGCCTAAGCCTTACACGCCATTCGGGCGATACTTTATCAACAAGCACCGTCTTCATGACGACATTATCGCCCTTCGCAGCCCAAGCGGAAATGTAGTCCAAGGCATGCCCACGGAAAAGGTAAGCTCGTCGCTGGGCCACGTGGTCCGCACCTTGGTAGGGGGAGGGTTGCCTTCCTATGAGCATATTAACGCTTTGTCTCAAGACGAAAAAAGAAAGTTGTCCAATATTTGTCATAAATGTCGTATCGATAGCCCCGCTGTTCCCAACATGAAGGGAGAGGGGCAGGCAGAAGAGGATCGATTTAATATCCTCCGCGGGGAACTCATCAGTGGGAACGATAACCCAAAGATTGCTCGTGAACTGAAAGTATTGTTACTTAAGTTCATGAACGAAGGCCGTGTCCCAAGACAACAAGCAAACGAAATCTTACACGAGTTACTGACTTTGGGACTTTAAAGCGTCTCGTTTTTCTTTCCGTTGTTTTGCTATTTTTTCTCGGTTTGCTTCGTAAAATAAACGATTACGATTATCTATCATTTCTTTATTTCTCTTGGTATACTATAATGTACCACCCTAAACTACTGAACCCTGACATGTCGAACAACATTACGCCTATGATCAGCGGTGGATTTCAGCCGCCCTTTATTGCTGGAGGAAACCAAACCGCTTATTACCTTGGAATTAAGGGGAACAGCGACACAACCCCCATGCCCCAGACAGACAACTATAGCACCTACGAAAAAATAATGAAGGAACATAAAAAATAAATATATCTATTAATTATATAATGCCTTCTACTATCATTTTGAACCAATCCAATATCGTCAGTGACGGGTTGAATAGTTCTCTTGTGTATCGGTTCCCCAATTCGGTCTCATTTCCACACCATGAGGTCGCGATCCAAAGCGTGACCATGTACTACTCATGGGAAAATATCAATGCCTTACCGCTAGCGAATAATACTTTCTCTGTGGATTGGACAGTGGCGGGCGTAACCACTACGTCAACGTACACAATTCCAAACGGCCTTTACGAGGTCGCAGATATCAATTATTTTCTCCAATATTCCTTTATTCAACAAGGCAAGTATTTAATCAATGCGGCAGGACAGAATGTATATTTTGCCGAGTTTCTGGTAAACCCAAACCGTTATGCGGTTCAAATCAACACCTACCCTGTGCCGACAAGTGCGTTATGGACATTTGACGCTGGAACGGGGATCTGGACAGGAAACGCAGGGACTGTATACGCAGGGTGGACAACCCCCGTCGCCAATGTCGCAGCAGGAACGGCGGGCTGGCCAGGGTTTCCCACGGCTACTTTTAACCCTGCTTTGTCTATTCCTAACAACTTGAATAAAATCTTTGGGTTTACTTCGCCTAATCCCTTTACAACACCGCTCAACTCTGGCGTAGGTACTAATCTTTCTTATATTTCGAATGTAGCCCCACAGGTTCAGCCCAACTCTTCGGCGTATATTTCCATGAGCAATATTGCGAACAAATACGCGATCCCTTCTTCCGTGTTGTACTCAATCTCGCCTCGTGTTGCTTTCGGGGCACAGATTAACGAAGTCCCCCCACAGTTCGCATGGAACCCACTCATTAGTGGAACCTATAACGAGCTACGCATGCAGATTTTAGGAGTAAACTTTCAGCCTTTAACCATTCTCGACCCCAACATGACCATTGTTTTAGTCATTCGGGACACAAAAGATCTAGGCATACAAGAACTTGTGACCCGTTCAAGTGGAGGCAAGTAGAATGTTTTTGTTAACTTTTTTCTAAAAAGCTATATTATATGAACGGAGAAATGACCGAGAACTATTTAGAACAACTCTACGATAATCTTTCAAGAGAACACATGAGGCTTATGACCGAGTTGAAGAAAAATGACGAGACCGTAAAAGAGACCGACATACAGAAACAACTGACTATGTTGAACATGCTTATGGTAGGTTCTCTCAAACTGAAGAACTTGAAGAAAAAAATAAAAACCCGTGTAGATTAAAATCTCTACCAATAGTATATGCACCGTTCAAACCCTAAGGTGTTGTGTGGGGGTCGGCTTCACCCCAAGAAACTAATGGAAGGTCGAGGCATGGGTTCCGTGATCTTAGATAAGGGAGGGGCTGGGAGTGCTTCATCCTACGAAAGTGTAGACGCTTTTATGAATGTTACGGGCGAACAAATCAAGGGGTCAGGTTTAGGCGAAAAACTTCACAAATTGTTGGTAAAACCCCTGGCCAAGAAACCCGCAAATATTAAATGGGATATGTAAGAATATAATTAGGAAGGCTATTTTTTTATCTTCCCTAATTATATAAATGAGCAGCGACACTTTGGTTTTCGATATGAGCAGTATGGCGGAGGGTACTTCTTCGGTATTCGTCCGTAAAGATTGGATTTCTATTCTGGATAATCAGAACCAGAATTACCAAGGTAATCAGTGCGTGATCGATACATCCCAGCTCGCAAACAGTAACAAGTATTTTAATTATCGAGAGGGCTATTTGACCGTGCCCATGCTGCTAACTTTGACACAGTCAACAGGTTCGGCTGCGGCTTTTGCCCCAGCTACGGCCGCGACCTCGGCTGACTACCTCATGGGTCTTAAGAACTGGTACGGGTCGATTGTTCACAGCATGACCGTGGATTACAACGGAACGACTATCGTTCAACAAACCCCTTACTGTGGTCTTTGGAACAGTTTTAAACTCATGACTTCTCTTTCTTATCAGGACGTAATCACAAACGGTGCTTCTATGGGTTTCTGGCCTGACGACGGCACGTCTTTCGAGGTGTCCAACGCAGCCTCGACCGAGGCGACCGAGAACGCAGTGTCTAACAACAAAAATCTCGGCACTTTCCCAGTGGTCAACGGTGCTTTTAATACCTTTAACGCTTTCAACAATGGTCTTCTTCAGCGTCAGCAGGGGTGGAACTTTGACCCCGCTGGTGTTGTTGGTGCTGGCTACACGTACGCAGCGAGTGCGGCCCCCGCCTCCTTGACTAGCACGAGCAACCTCAATCTTTTGTGGAAGTCTTACGTGTTTAAAAAGGTCAACGCGTCGGCTGGTCCTCCTGCTGTAGCGGGAGTGGTTCAGGTTGCAATCACGGCCCAGATCTATCTCAAACACCTCCACTCCTTCTTCGAGCGGGTGCCTCTTCTTAAGGGCGTTTTCATGAAGTTGACCTTTAACTTCAACCAGTGTTCTACTTCATTCACGATTGACGCAACTGATAAATACGCTACTTGTTCGGTCCAGTCGCCACTGGGAGGAGTGAACCCCCTCATGTTGGCCTCAGCTGGAGCAAATCAGGGAGGGGCTTGCCTTGTGGAGGGGTCATACATTGCCTCGATCTCGGTTGGTAAAACTTGCCTCAATGCGACCCAAGCTTCCACCCCTGGTGTGGACGTTTCACAACTTGGTGGTTCGGTGCTCCTCAACGTGCCTGCTTACACCTTCAACCCAACTTTCGAGGCGTCTTACCTTTCCTCTCCTGTGAAGAAGATTGTCTACAGTGATATTTACCAGTACCAGATTGTGAACCAGTTGACGGGTGGCCAGACCTTTAACAACCTTATCACTAACGGTATTTCAAATATTAAATCGGTCTTGGTACTTCCCTTTCACTCAGCAGCCTCAAACGGTGGCCTCCTCCCTATTCAGTCGCCGTTCGAGGGTGCGGGTGCTGGCCCAACCTCCCCGCTGTGTCTTCTTACCCAGTTCAATATCCAGATCTCGGGACAGAACGCCATTTACAACACCGAGCGGTACGCGTATGAGCAGTTCCTCAACCAGCTCCAGGGTGCGAATGCGATCAACGGAAACCTCACAGACGGCCTGACCAGCTCGCTGATTGACCAGAAGAACTTTGAAATGGGTTACAACTACTACTATGTTAACTGTGGACGCATGCTCCCCGTTGAGGAAATGGTGCCGAAGTCGGTCAACGTGCTCGGCACGAATACCTCACTTCGGGCGATTGACCTGTTCGTCTTCGTCGAATATGGGGTGGAAGTGTCACTGAACGTACTTACGGGAGCGAGGGTTTAATAGATAAAAGAAATAAAATAAAAATCAATATAAAG